CGGCAATATGAGAAAGTGTAGGTTCCATGATGTGAACGTTTGATATCGTTCCATGTGAAATCGTAATTGAGATGAAATCGGCTAAGATCATTGCTGATCTTGAGTCCGGCGTCATCAGGGAAGTCGTCCGGTACAACTCGTACTTTGATGTTGTACTGACTAAACAAGCGAGCGAGCTCCTTGAATAACTCCTTGTCGTATATGTAACCAAGGTCCCCGAAATACAACCTGTACTTCGGTATAAGACCATTGGCTATAATATACAACCAAGGTTCAAGGGCACTCTTGCGCGTGTCGGTGGGGGCCTTTAAACAAAAAGGCCTCACGTCGCGTCCTTTGAGGTAATCACCCCCGCAGGATTCTCTGAACTGCTCATCACCATAATAAGATTTTTCCTTATTTATGATGAATCCACACTTTGTCATGACATCAATGTACTTCGATGCATGACTCGTGGGCACGATGCAATCATCGCCAAAAACTGAGCAACGGTTAATATCATCCCAATTAGGGGTGAGACCATTGTTATCAGTACTGGCTTTGAGAACGGCGTGGGCATAAGCCCAGAATATTAGAGTCTCTATCGGGAAAGTTCCCGCATTACCCATACTGCTAATCATGTTTGTGTTATGAGGTACACCATCTAAGGTGATTACCGAACAACGAACCTGATCAATTGCAGAAAACCAGCACGGAGGAAATAACCACCGAACCAATTCGATCGCATTACAATCAGAAGCAGACGCCCAATCAACCGTTGCATCACGCAACGTCATTGAACTAATCCACGCTAATTGCTTATGCGTCAAGGGTAGAGATCTAACATCAAGACCAACCGAAGCCATCAGTTCATACATTTCAAGCATTAAGCCCTGCTGCAGATACATATTCGCAGAAGGTTCAATGCCTATGAACCGATCAACCTCAGCAGTCTTGTCGACTGTTGTAGCTCGCGATCCGATGACAAAGTCGAAGCAATCCTTAACAGGATATTGAGTATTGAAACTTTCAATCTCTGACCAGAGTTTTCCGTTTCTGGCCATGCATCTTCTAAACATCCGATAAGCGCGCTGTGTGCACGAGATGG